GGATCACCATCAGCACTTGCATCTGCTAAATCATGAGTCTTGTTAATTCTTCTTAAAGAAATTCCACCAAACTCATATTTGAATACATCATCATTACGTTCATGTCTAGATTGAAGACTTCCATCAACTGATCTAGTAATACCAGTTAATTTATTACCACTAACTGCAGTATATCCAATAATTTCATCTTCACACTTAATATAACCAGTATTACCAGTTCCTACTGGCAAACCTTCAAAATTAGTAAATCCAGTACCAACTTTAACATTAATAGCAGAAGTAGAAGTTCTACCATAATTAGAAGTTAATGCTGTTGGAATAACATCACTTAAAATATCATCAAGAGTTACTTTATTAATATCATTATACATTCCATGATTCTTCTGAAGAATCTTCATATGTAATCCATCATTCACAGTAACAATTGGAGATTGTGGTTGTACAGTACCATTAACTCCTGAACCACCATTTAATTGGGTTCCAATACCAATATTATCAATATACCAAAGAGTATTAGCACTACCACTAGTATCAAAATCACCTTGAACATCTGTTAATATTAATTCATTAAATGCTGCTATACCAGGAGGTTGTTCACTTCCATAAACTAAATCATCTTTAGCAACAACAGTTATTCTAGCTCCAGTACCTACTTCATCATTTCCTAGTGTACATGTAAGAACATCACCAGATTTATACCCATAACCACCTGTTTGATTACCAAGAGCAGTAATACCAGCACCAACTATTTCACCATCACTAACAGTTACAAATCCAACAGCACCAGCACCAATACCCTCAACATTAGTAAATTGAACATTACTAAAGACATATTTACCAGAAGCAGGAGTATATCCAACACCAGGATTGGTAACTTTAAGAGCAGTTCTTTCATGTGTTGCAGAATGAACATAAGATCTAATAGATCCAGCAAAACCAACTAAAGATCCATGAGGTACAGAATCTAAATTAACAACAGCACTTGCTCCTTGATATACAGTATTTCCTGCTTGAAGAGCTAAATGTCCTGCAGGAATACCAATTTGATTAATCGTACCACCTATAGCAACCCTAATCTTATTAGGTTTAAAGAAGCATGATTCTGCTGAAAGATCTTCCATATCTTCAGGTAAATCACTATTATAGAAAGAAATAGATCCTCTACTCTTAAACTTAGCTCTATAGAGGTCAAACTTAAGATCCTCATACTGACTTGGCGTCCATACAGAAGCATTCTGCGATTTGAATAATGAACCAAGAACAGGCTGTTTAGATACTATTACTCTACCAGCTTCAGATCCCAAAGTTCTAATATCAGCTTCACCTAATCTAGAAATATAGACTTTATAATTAGTAATTTTAGATTTAAGAACCATAGCATATTCAGTTGCTGGTTCCAAATAAACTGGAGCTTCAAATGTAAATGTAGTAGCAACAGTAGCATCTGATGATGTTTTTACTTGATTTGGATTCAAATGAACTTCAGAATAAGGGAGAACCTCTGTAGTAGGAGTTCCTAACTTAGTAGTTCTCATTTGGAATGTAACAGGAATATTCTTATCTTTTTCAGCAAAGTAGAAATCAACCTTAGTTACAAACATACCCACATCTTGAGGAGTACCAAATGTTTGTGCTAGAGGGTCATCATCACCCCATTCTCTTGGTTCTCTAATAACCTGAGTAACTTGTGATACATTGGTTACATTAGTTACATTGGTTACATTAGTAACTTCAGTAACATTAGTAATCTCATTTGTGATATTAGTAATCTCAGTTACTTCTTGAGTAACATTAGTTACAACATCAAATCCACTTACTTGAGATATTGTATTTGACTGTGCTTCTCCACCAATTGTTTGTGTTTCTTGGAACTCTTGATTTCTTACTTTAGCATTCCTCATAGACAAAGTAGTTTCTTGAGTAGAATCTATATCACCTTGTGAGTAGAATGTTTCTTCACCAGAGGTATCATAAGTACCCTTAATCTTACTATTATTTTTACTACCAGTAAGTCTAAATGTTGATCTTCCAGTCTCAAATACTGGATTAGACTTAACACTAGAATGAGGAACGTGGAATGTACCAATAAGAGTTGCTTGCTTATCTGGAACCAATCTAACTGTTTTTACTATTGCTCTAGCACCACTACTACGACCAATAATTCTCATTCCTTTAGCAATATATCCTCTATAACGTGGATAGTCATCACTAGCTAATGACCAACAATCTATATTAAGAGTAGTTGATCCACTACTATAACTTGCAGGAATTGTTTTTCTTCTTTGATATGGACTAGTAGTATAGATATCACTTGGTCTTCTATGAGGACCATACTTATGATTACTTGCTGCTAACCTACATCTAATAAATGGCCTTGATTCTCTATTTCTCCTACGTCCACCACGCGTCCACCCTATAATTTCTTCTCCTGGTCTAAAAGTACCAGAGACCATTGTAATTTCTACTAATTTAGGAACAAGGAATTTATTAACATCAACACCATCAAAGAAACCATAAACTCTATTATATGGTTTGAAATCTGTTCCAGTGAACATAATTTCTCTAGATCTCATAAAGTTAATAATATCTCTCTTAACAACTCTACTTCCTAAAGATGATGTATCTATAGATTCAATAACAGTCTTTTGAGATCCTGTTCTTTGTTGATCTAAACTTATACTACCACTAGCAGTAATATTATTAACAACAGAATCACTAGGATCTAAGATTTGTGATTCTCCAACATTAATACCATCCAGTAATCCTCTAACAGCTCTATTATTTCTATTACTTGTTGCATTCTGGAATGTTTCTTGTTGATTGGATAAACCAAGATCCATATTAACACCAACAGTTTCCCAAGAATTCCAAACAACAGGAGTTATTCCCATTCTCTTTCCTTGAGCATTAGTTGTAACTTCAGCACCTAATGCTTCTGCGATACCTTGGAAAGAACCTTCCATCATCACATCATTAGGTTGCATTTTAGTAACATCAATCCATATATCAGTATCTGGGTCTAATTTAATAGCACCTTTCCAGAACATAACAAGGAAAGGAGTTACATTTTCAACTCTAGTTGCATATGGTTGGAATTGATATATTTCATCTGTATAATCTAAGGTAATCATATTACCAGTTCTTCTCACATTAGTACCCATCAAATCTGCAAAATTTGAGTCCTCTGCAGTACCATTACCTATTCCAGAAATAGCATTAGAAGCAACCTGCATATTAATAGCAGTAGAATAGTGAGAAGGTCTTAATACTCCTTTTTTCTTATCAATAGAGTTCTTAACACCAACAGACATATCCTGAGATTGAACTGTTGTAAAATTATCTACAAATATACCAGATTTAAATCTATTCAATCCATCTGCATCAGGAATAAACTTGTTGAGAGCTTCACTCTCAACAGTATTCAAGGAAGTATAATATTCTAAGTTTTTAATTCTTTGTTCTAATTTAGAAATATCACTCATCTGATATCTCTTATGCTCAATAAATTTAACCCTAGCGTGAGATGTTCTATACAAATAAGCAGGTAAGTAAATATTAGCAATATTCATTGCTCCACTTATTTCTTCTGGCAACTGAGGTTCATCAGCAGGAGCACCATAAACAACTTGAATAAACCCTGATTTATCAATATAAACTCTATCTGCTCTAGGTAGATAATAATTGAATCCCATAGCCATGGATTCATCAGAAGCTAGAATATATTTGGAACTATGTTGTGCTCCATTATTTCCACTATCATCAAAACTTCTTCCTAAAAATTCAAAAGGACAACGAACACCAGAACTTACAGTATAAGTTCCTACTCTAGGTCGAGCATCTATTAAATCTGTATTTCTATTTCCATTAACACTAGGTATTTCATTTCCATAATTATATCCACCATAAGAATTAACTGTTGTTATGTCACCAACATCATTACTATCATAAGTTCCTCTTGAATAATAAACTATTAATTTTTTTGAAGCGGGATCTTCATTTGCTTTTCTTATAAGTCTAGAATATCCATAATGAGATCCTACTTGCCCAGTTTCAAAATCATAAACTTGAGTAACGTTAGATGAACCATCATCTATTACATTGACAATACCAGTAACATTAGAATCTTGGAAGGTAACTATTTCACCTTCTTCAAAAGGATTATTATTTAAGTAGATGAAATTAATAGCAACATCACTCTTTCTTACTAGATAAATTCCTCTTCCACCACTACTTCCACCTACAAACTCTTCTCCTATAATAAAATCATTAGTAGAAGATGAAGGTCCATCCATAGAACCTATTGTAAGACCAGGAGATTGTGGATCATTTGTATCTAAAGATTCAAATACTCCATATACTTTATTAATATCTGGAACATTTAAGCAAATTTCTTGATCTTGTGCTCTAGTTCCATATGGGAATTTAGATCCATTTTCAGCATATATTAATCCATCATTTAATGTAGTTCCACCAATACCAGAAGAAGGATTAGAAGATTTACTAATTAAAGTTTGTTCTGATACCTTTTTAATCTTTGTCTTAGATGTAATATTACTCTTACGTAAAGTTGCTATCAAAGTAACATTAGTACTTGTAGATACATTTAATCCTTTAAATTGAAGTGTGGTTGAACCATTAGTTAATTTAAGTTTATTACCATTAATAGGTATAATAACACCAGTAGTAGCATTAACTAAAGTATATCTTTCTTCATCATAAGGCATGAATGTTTCATTATCATCAGCAGTAACAGTAGAAGTTTTTCTATTAGTAATAGTTAATCCAGTAAATTGTCTTCTTACTATAATATTAGAATTTACTAAGTCAACATATTGAACATTTTCTTTTGGAAGAACACTATAAAGACTTTCATTATCAGCAGCATTACCAGATCCAAAAGTATTTTGCATTACAGATCCTACTAATCTTATACCTGATACATTTTCAGCACTAGAAGGAAGAGCACCAGTAAAAACATTAGCAACATCAGTTGTAGCTCTAAGTGTAAGAGAAGTGTTTTTAACAGCGGCAACTACATTAACAGTTGCTAAAGTTTGACCAGGTCTCTTATATCTAATAAGATCACCAGTAGTTACAATGCCAGCAAATACATCTCCAGCACTTGTTATAGTTGCTAAACCAACTGAAGGAGCAGCTACGTTACCACCACCAAAGTTTCTAATTTTTCTTGGTACTAAATCTCCAGTAAATGTCTTACCAACACCAGTACTAGCCCATAAAGATTGAATATCTGAAATTTCATAATTATCAATATCTACTGTAAATCTATCATCATCTTCTACTCCATTAAATGTTAATCTTTCTCCTGGGAAAAAGTTTCCTTGAACATTATAAGCAGTAAAAGAAACTACACCAGTAACAGCTTCTCTTAAATATCCTGATGCACCACTAGATTGACCTTCTATATGACAAGGTATAGATAAAGTAGTTTTAGCATTTAATTCAAATTTGGTGTACATTTGTACATCCCATAAAGATATATCCCATTGATTAGTAGTTGGTGCTCCAGTTTGATAAGAACCAGTCTCTAACGCATAATCATAAATTCTAGCTATTCCAATTTCCTCTCCAGCAGCACCTACGTGACCATTATCAATACCTGCATTCTCACTAATATGAGTAGCTGAAGGTGTTAATTGATTAGATACTCTTGAACTTCTAAGACTTATAGTATTATTGTTATTAAAACCTAAAGTAGGAGCTCCACTAACGTTATTAAGAGTAAATGATGGTCCAAAACCAAAATTCACAGCTTGATTAGTAACTGTCTTTACAGCCCTTGGTTTTACTACATCAAAAAGTGCAGGTGTTCTTCTCTGAACTTCATATCCTTTTACATAAGCTTTTCCTGGAGATAACTTATAAACCATTAAATTATCTGCTGGTTCATTCCCTTGAGAAGTAATTTGACCAGGTTGATAAATTCCCCTATTACCCATACCATCGTTCAAACATTCTCTGACGGTAGTAGTAAAATCTTTTACATAATAATGACCAGATTCTTCCCAAGTTCTTTTAGCAAATTCATCAGCTAAATGATTATATTCAGTAATAACAGTATCTTTCTCAATAGCACCATTGGTAACTGTAGAAATCTGAACGAAATTCTCATCATTAAGTTCATTTGTTTCTTTTTTAGAAAGAGTTGCTGTAATTCTTAATCTATCAGCACCTGGAGCAGTATAATTATTAAATCCTTGAGCATTATCTGCTAAACTAGGATCAATATCAGCAGAAATAACATCTTCTTCTACTTTAAATCCTACTCTCCAACTTGAAGTATTATTATATTGGTCAAGTATTAATACTTGATCATGAACATCTACAAAATGACCTCTTAAAAAGTATATACCAGCAGATTGCTGATATGCCATACCAATAGCATTAGATTCTACAGTAATAGTATTAGCAAATCCTTCTCCTTCTGCTATAAAAGTAGTAGCATAACTAATATCTTCAGTTGTTTTTAAAACCTCATTATCAAAGAAAGTATTGACGCCATCAGCATCTCCACTTTCCAGATAACTGATGTATATTGTATAATTTCCCTTTTCAGATTCTTCGTCAGTAATATAAGTAATAACTTGAGCAGTAACTCCAGAAGATGACCCTGTAATCTCCTTACCTATTAATTGATCCAAATATAAAGAAACAGGAACTCCTAAAAATTCTGGATCAATTTGAATTCCAAAAAACTGATCTTTAAATGTTAATCCACCAGGAATTACTCTAGCTCCCTCTTTGAAGAGATGGTCTCCCATATCCTCAATTTGATTCTGCAGAATAGACTGCATGGTAGTAAGTTCTCTAGCCTGAACAGGGAATCCAGGTTTGAATAACACCTTATAGTAATTACTATCAGGCGTAAAATCATCAAAATAGGGAGCTACATTTAAATTGGTTTCCTGTGGCATGATCTCTTAGAATTGCAAGATAATTTTTACGTCTTCTTTTTGGGACTTTGATCTAGTAATAGATGGTCTGTTATCAACATATACTACCTCACCAGAATATTTTTTAATCTCTGGTTGAGCTACACCGCTGCTGAAATTTTGCCCAAGATAATATGTTCTATTATTTATTACTGTCGAAACACCTTGGAAATCAGTATTAATTCCTAAAGATACACTTCCTCCAATAATATTATAACTACCACCTCCTGTTTCACCAGGAGCAGTAATCATATGATTAAATCTATTTGACCTAAAACCATAAATTGGAGTAGGATCAGCTAAACCAGTAGAAGTAAATCCAGCAGTAGTTCTATCCTGCCAATACTTCAATACCCCAGTTATTTGATCATATGATATAACTCTTCCTACAGCAGTAGAACCAACACCAACAGTTTGAGTAATAAAGGAGTCAGGAGTGAAAACAGCAGAACTGTAACCAGTACCAGTTAATCTAAGAGCATAAGCAGAACTTGCTTTATCTAAAATTAACATTTGCTCAGAACCATATGCTTGAGGGTTCTTAAGAACTCCTATTCTAGCAAATTGGTTTCCTGTAATAAAATCAGGGTTTTCAGAATCATTTTCAAACCTAGCATATGCTAAAGCATTTAATGCCCCTAATTCTAAGTATATATCTTTTCCATGTCCACCTGGAGGAGGAATAATAACATTAAATGTTGGGGTTGTAGTACCAGTTGGAACTCCACCTGCTCTCAAATCAACATTACCATATGTATATCCAGCACCACCATCAGCAACAGTAATAGATTCTACTTTAGAATCATTGTTAATAACAATAGTTGCCTTAGCACCTTCACCATCACCAAGAATAGGAACTTGATTATAAGTGATATTAGCAGTTCCTAAACCAACACCACGATTTGTTACTGTGCAAATTTTAATTTGACCACTAGCATCTGCATTTTCCCTCATAGGGACATAACTAGCACTAGTGTACCAATCATCAGGAACTGGAATATAATCTGTAGAATCAAACTTAATTGCTTGGCTTGGTCTAATACTAAAGAGATATTTCCAAATATATCCATCACCACTACTTCCAGCAGCTCTAGGTTCTAAATCTGTAAAAGTAGGCTGATCTAATGATGGACCACCTTGGTTATTATTTTCAGGACTAGCATTATTAAACAGACACTCATATACTCTATAATCATCGTTAATTACATAATAATTTGCTGAGTAGATATCAAAAGCACCAGAAGGTTGAGATGGATTATCTCTAGTGATATCATTTCTCCACATATCATAAGTAACACCAGATTGCCACTTAAGTTTTCTTACAACCTGACTTATATCTGCTGAGTTAATTCTTTTAACTGCCAACATGGTATCATAATAATCATCCTGTTGACTAAAGCTATCTTTAGGTGCAGGAGGATCTGAATCCCACGTAGAAACATAATCTGCAGGATTAGGTACTCCAATAAAACAATAATACGAATTTGCACTGGATTGAACCCCAGCCACAAAATTAGTAGCATTCACAATACGAAGTTGATCAGTAATTATCGCAGCCATTGTTTAAACAGTTTTCTTTTTATTTATTAAGGTTATCTAAGAGCTGGGTAGACAAAGATAGTTCCGCCCATTCCAGTATGTGCTGTACACTGATAATAGAGTGTATCAGGAGCATTAAATGGTACTTCAAAGGTAATAGTTGAACCATTACCACCATCATTGTTTATAACACCAGATCCATATGCAGCA